GCATCTGTTGGAGACATTTTGTAACTCTTTAAAGTTACTAGTTCAACACACGCTTTATTTATGTAGTTACCACCTAATTCGGCTTTTTGTACATCTTTCATTTCATCATCAAAACTCATAATATTCTTTTTTAGTTATTAGTTCCATTTAATTCTTCTACCGTAGGCTCTATTTCCTCTGGTGTAGGAGCTTCTGTTACAGGAGCTTCATCTTCCGCATAATATGCTTCAATGTGTTTAATCACTTCGGCAATATCATTTGGCATTCTTAATGGTAACATATCCATAGGGGATTTGATACCAGTGTTCTCATATCCAGCTTGTTTATTAGTAACAAATTGATACTCAGAACCTTTTTCAGTTGTAATCATATCAGTATATAATACCATTACAAACTCTTTTTCAACTTGCTTTTTCAGCTTTCCTTGAACATATACATATCTCTCCTCTACTCCATTAGATCCTTCAATTACACCATCTATTCCTAGGAATATAATGTACTTGTCAGTTCCTTTAGATAAGCGAAGAATACGATTGATTTCATCAGCGTAATCACTCCATATATCATAACCTGTATATGCAGCTTTAGACTTAATGTATTGATGTTCTACCATTGAGGTAAAAGATTCAATTACTATTACTTTGGCTACTGTTGATGCTATCGCTCTTTCAAATGCAACATGAAATTCACTCATATTGGCAATAGGTACATTTAGCTTAAACTTCTGTCCTGACTTAAATGGCAGGGCTTTCTGTTCTGTGTTTAAAATGATAGTTGTTGTTGGGTCAAGATTTCTTAAAGATGTTGACTTACCAGAACCCGAAGGTCCAACTATAAAAATGTTTGGCTTCATTAAATTAATTTTTGAAGATTAGAAAATTGGTTCCTTGAGGATCAACAATTACATCATGTATTACTTGGTGCAATTCGATACTACTCAAACCTGTTAATTGATTTATTCTACTTTTTTTTAACTCAGAATGTTCGCAAACTTTCTGAATTTCGTCATCACTATCTATTTTGTCAATTACTCTATTGGTACTTAATAGATGTGGTATTAATTCACACCCTTTTTTACCGCCATATGATAGTCGGTTTATAAGGGTTATTCTGCTTTTAAGTCTAGACATAACAATACAAATGTACAAAAAATACACAAATAAAACAAGCTATTTTTTATACTTTTTACCATAAGCTGTTTTTTTATCTTTTCGCTTTCTTAAATTAATGTTTTTACTTTCTTTTTTCACTTTTCGCTTGTAATGAGATGATAATTTAAGGACAAAAAAGCCCTTTATGTTTATCTCCTCGTTACGAAGCATTAACTGTCTTAATCCAAAGTAAAACTTCCTAATAATTAGGTGTACTACTTTAGGGTCTAAATCAGTCTTTTTAGAAATTTCAGCAATAATTTTGCTGTGTTTATACTTCTTTCTCATTATGAAAATTCTTCACTGTTAGGTAAATCTCCTAGTTGATCATGCTTTAGCAATTTCATTTCTTCGTAGCTATTACTCATAAATTTGGCTTTGCTAGATTGAAATGCTATTTCAACCATTCCCATACCCGTAGACCTTCCTTTAGCAAATATCAATTCAGCATATTCAATGTTTGGAATACCACCCTGGATATTAAAATAAGCAGGTCTATGTACAAAACATACCATATCGGCATCTTGTTCAATAGCTCCTGATTCTCTTAAATCTCCTAGCGTTGGTCTTTTATCAGACCTTTGATGAATTGCTCTATTAATCTGAGATAAGGCTATAATAGGGATTTTAAGTTCTAAAGCTAGATTCTTAAATTCTCTTGATATAATAGCTACTTCATTCTCTCGATTAGAAGGTTTGCCCATATCGCAAGTTATTAGCTGTAGATAATCAATCATTATAAGTTTAACCTTATGTCTAATGACAAACTTTCTAATCCTATTAGAAATATGAGAAAGCTTTCTTGAACGGTCATCAATCCAAAACTTCTTATTTTCAAATTGTCCAATAACCGTATCAAGTCTTTTTCTTTCATCTGTAGATATTAATCTTTGTCTTATTTTACTTAAATCAATATCAGCTTCTACGGCATACATTCTGTTTAATAATTGGGTTTGCCCCATTTCTAAAGAGAAGATTGCTACCTCAGTATCGTGTGTAATTTGATTTTTAAAGATTTCAAGAGCTAGTGCTGTTTTACCCATTGATGGTGCTGCAGCTATTATTATTAGTTCAGTAGGCTCAAAACAATAGATAAACTTATCTACTACTGCTATGTGCGACTGCACCAATATATCTCCTTTCTTCTTAGGCTCTAAACTTGCGTAAACTTCTTTGTTTGCTTTGTTTATATCAAACTCTTCAATATCTCCCATTTCCTGAATATCAACTATAGTTGTACTGATTCTATTAACCGTATCTTGAGGGTCAACCATATCATTACAATCTTTATTAATATCTTCGGCCAGTACTGTTAATGCTCTTCTTTTTGCATATCCATTTAAGATCTCTACATGTTGCAATAAGTGATTATCTGAGTCAATTCTTTCACAAATACCGTTGAGGTGAACAATAAGGTCAAAACCTTTCTTCACTCCATACATAATATCAACATACTTTTTTTGAATAAGTTTGTCGGTAACGGTAGCTATGTCAATTTTAGATACTTCTGAAAGCTCTTTAATGGCTTGATAGATGTATCTATTTTCTGTAGATGAAAACTCATTAATCGTTAATTGGTCTGCAACTCTAAAGTATGATTCTGGATAGTTTACAAATGTTGCTAAAACGACTTCTTCTACATCAGCATTAGACTGACCTATAAATTCGCTTTTACTCATTAAATTAAATTGTAATTTATCATTCATATTATCTAAATTTTTAATTCAAAGAGCCACAAAGAACTTTCGTTCCTTGCAACTCTTTAGTTTTTACATTAATAATCCTTGACCATTATCATCAAAACTTGGAATATCTTCAATATATTGAATTTCTTTAGGTTTTTCAGATTTCGGTTGAGGTTTAGCTTTTGGCTGATATTTAGCCATTTCCTCCTCATACATACCTTCTGGTAGCCAATTCTTTTGAGCTGCCGCCCTAATGTTGAATTGTTCCCATAGTTTTTTATCCTTAAACCTTAAATGTGCTGTACCTTTCTTATAAAACTTAATTTCAAAGAACTCGCTTTCACAAGTATTATCAAACTTATCTCCTGTTTTAACTTTTCCAATCTCTTTAAATTTAATTTGCAAAGCATCAGTCATAAGTCTAATATTATTATAGTCTTTACCTGTAATGTAGCATAATACTTTGTCTAAATCATTATACTTGTCTCTACGGCTAAATGCAGCACTAAAAGTATCTCCCCAATCTTTTAATTGCCACGCACTCATATATGCTCCATATTCAACAACTCGTGGAGCAACAAGTCTTCTGTTGACTTTGTAGGCGTCGTTAGTTTTCCATCCTTCTACTTTCATTCTATTTTCATGAGTATAAGTAGTCAATTCATCAAAGACCTCAAGGATTGCTTTTTCAAGTATATTTCCAGCATTCATCATAATCATTTCAAAAAATGCTTGAGTATTGTCTTTAGTAAAAGCCATTTTACTTTGTTGTTTAATAAATTTATCAAAGTTATTAATGACTTGGCTTGACATGTACTTTTCCATATTAAGATGTGAAATTACTGTTTGCCACATTTCTCCTTTAACTTTTTGTGCAAAATAATTATACCTATCCTTATAAGTTCCTGAAGGAGTTGTTACATCTTCAAATTTGGTATATGTTCTTAATAGATTTTTTGTGTAATGAGTAAACTTAGCTTCCGCCTCCATATGTTCAACATAAGCATCTTTAGCTTTATCGAAAATATGTATTAGATTTCCTATAACATCTTTTCTTGCTATTTCATTAGTGGAAAAATCTTCTCCGATTTCAATGTCTGGACTTTCAGAATCATTAAAATTAAAAGTAAATCTTTCAGATCTAGCTGGAACATGCACTTTTACAATAGCTATTTCTACATCAGTAGTTCTTTCAGCGTTTGTAAATGCTTTTGAATGGTATTCGACAGAACAATGTCCATCTCTTGAATACCCATCTAACAGTGCATCTAATTCCTTTCTTTTTTGACTAAATGGATTTTTTAAAGTTTCAGCATTGAGGATGCATACAATATTTGTATCGTCTGCTATTTCGATTGCTTTCAATAAATGTTCAGCTCCATTAGAAAATGGTGGGTTCATAATAATATGATCGTAATACATATCACATTCATACGTTAAAAAATCCTCACTAACCATTTGATAATCTTTATCTTTCAAAATAGCTTGTAATTCAGGATGTTGTTCGCAAACATAATTTTCTTTATGCGCTCTTCTGCCGGTTTCTTTACATATAAAGTCTAGTATATCCCCTTTGCCTGCTGACGGCTCTAAAATAGAGCCTTTAATAATATAGCCATCCGCATACCTTCCGTTAATACCTCCTTTATGGTATTTTCCTTTATATTGTTCTAGCATTATTTCAATAACCTCTTTAGGTGTTGGAAAAAATTCTTTATCAAACATAATTTTAGTTTTAAGTTAATAACATAGAGCCGTTAAGCTCTATATTATTATGCTGCTTCATTTAAAATTCCTAAATATTCAATAGCTTTAAATGCATCTTTCATTGCATCATACACTATCATTTTATCATTCTTTAAGGATGTGAGCCAAGACTGAATATAAGCTGCATTATTATCTACAACATCACTTTCAATACCAGCTTTACTACAAAGAAATGCTGAGGTTAATTCAGCTACCAATTCTTCACGAGCATATCCTTTACTTCCAAACTTATGATGTCCAATAATTCCATCTCTGTCCAATCTATTAGAATGTCCTGTAGAATGAGCCATTTCGTGAAATAATGTACAATAATACCCTTCGGGTTTATGGAAGTATTCTCTATTAGGCATTGTAATCGCATCTGCTCCTGGTCTATAAAAAGCTTTTTGTCCATTGTCATGAGAATATGGTGCTACCTTGTCTACAAACGTAGATAATAATGCATCACAACTCTCAATGGGATTGAAAACTGTTAAGTTCTCTTCTTCAAACTTCTTCTTTTCCTCTGCAAAGGGATTCTCAATACCCTCTATCTGCTCTAAATTGAATACAGTAGACTTACGTAACATTGGGTATCTTACTTCCTTACCATCAACTTCTTTCTCAATGAAACTGAAATAAATAATAGGAATACCATGCTCTCCTTTTTTTACATTACCACCCAATTCTTTGGATTGTTTGTATGTTAACCAATAAGGCGTTGCTCTATCTTCAAACATTGCTTGAAAGAAATTACAGCCTTTATAAACTTTCTTACTTATAAAATTCTGAGGATAACCGAACTGAACCGATTTCCAAGGTTTTTTCCAAGGGATTTCCCCCTGTTCTAATTTACTGACAATTTTATCAGTTAACTGTTGATATACGTCTACTTTAGTCTTCTTCTTCTTCGTCATATCCGTAAGGATTTTTAATATTATCTTCTCCACAAGTTCCGCAATAAGCTAACTTTGGGTTCTCTTTATCTTTTCCTAAATTGTCAAGACAATTAGGACATCTTAAATCTGTTGCCATAGTTATTGTTTTATTAGTTTAATTAATGATTCAATTTCTTTTTTATATTTAGGACTTACGCCTATTTCTCCTAGAGCTTTATTTGCTGAAACAGTACAAGTTGAATGTGCTCTATTCATTATATCTCCAGTTTTATGAGCTGTATAGCCTTGTTCATGATGAAAAATATAGGACAAGGCTCTTTTGCATTGTCTTTCATTTGTCATCCCATGACCTCTTGATTTTGCACTACTTTTTGTAGTTACAGCTCTTCGTGTTGTTTCGTAATATTTACATACAATATCAAATGTTTTATTTATAAGGTCTTCCCTTTCAAGTATTGTACGTCTTTTAATTTCTATTTTTAATTCTCCCATAGAGAATTTTGATAATTCTTTTATAATATCTCCCATGTAAGTAAGTTTAATTAATATCATAGAGCCACAAAGGACTCTATGATGTTTATTTTTCAGCTTTAATTATAGGTCTTGTATCTCCTGACTCATCTACTGTTGATGCATCTCTCAATATATTTATAGCATCAGCTAAATCTTTTTGTCTTTTAGTAAGCTTAACTATAGCCTTGCTCATTTCTGCACCTGGCTTATGTTTTCCTAGAACATCTCTTATCCTGTCAAGCTCAAGCCCTATTTCTTCAAATTTCTGTTTTAATACTTGTTCTGGATATATCATAATTTAATAGGTTTAGTGTTGCAAGTTTTAAGATTAACAAATCCTCCTTGATGAGAAATAACATACTTAGTTAATAAATCCCAAATAAGGTTCATACCTGTGCTAACCAAAACTGAATTGATAAATAAATCTTGTTTTAATAGTGCTTCCCTGGTACTACAACTTGGAGTACTAATATCCTAATTTTCTTCCATATTTGGAAATAAACTAAAAACATTTTTAAGGATAGATATTGTTTCATATTTAGAATTAGGCTGCTCAATCAAAGCAGAAGCCAAAACAAACTGACCAAAATCTTTACCATTACCAAAATCTAACCAGTAGTACGATTTTTGATAATCCGTTTTCATTTCAGAGCATGAAATATAAGCACTATGTATCTCTTTTCTTGTCTTAACATTATCAACACAAGAAATTATGATATTAGTACCTTTCCATTCATCACTAAACTTTTTTGGTATTGCTACCCAATCAAGTCCATAAAACCTATTTAATCTAGTAATCATAACAGAAGCTTTATAATCTCCCAAATCTTGAGGGGAAAACTTCTGTCTACCAATATTAGGCTGCTCTACTATATCATCATCAATAGCTTGAACATGTAAACCAGGATGATCTAATTCTAATAAGCTACAATGTATTTTTGCTAAGTCGTTTAAGACTTGCGTTCCATTACCACCTACACCAACTACTGTTACAGTAATTGGATGTAATGGCTCTATAAAATATTGTGGGGCATAGTGTACTTTCATAATGTTGCTTTATTAATTGCTATATCCATTACTTGTTGAAGCTCTATTTCACTCCTATGTTCCTTTTTTATTCCAAGATTGTAAATTATAGTTTTAGCTTCTTTTAACGCATCTAACAAGTCAGGTGCAGCAGCTATTAGTTTTAAATTAGCTTTAGCTTCTTCCCCTTTACTAATTGGATTTTCTTGAAAAACTTTTGCTATAGCAAATTCATTTGATTTTGGTGTAATCCAAGAATCATTTATAACCCACTTTCCTTCTGTATGTTTATTCATAATAAATCCTCCACTGTTTTGTTAATATCCAACAATACACTCCTATCAAAGAGTTTCTTGCCTTTAATTTGTTCATTAATAAATGTGTTCAAGTTTCCCTTTATAGGGCTACCGCCTGATTGTAAATGACTGAACTTAGACATAAAGAATCCATCTTCCCAGCCTTTCATCAATTTCTTGACATTGGTTGATTTGATAACTCTTGAATTTCCCATACATACACCACCATTATCAAAAATATTGTGAAATGGAGCTCTGTATAGCTTTGTTTTTTCAGTAACATTATTTGTTTTAGCCGCATACATACTTAAACCATTACCTTTCAGCTTGAATACGAGTGTAGGCAAGTGCATCACTCCATCTTTAATTCCCAATCCTTTTGAAAAGGTTAAGTTTCTATTTGATGACTTGATATACCATATCATATTGGCTTCAACATTTTTGTTACTGTAGTGTAATAGATTTTTGGGTAAGAATCCTTCGCAATTTATTTTATGTAATTTTTGAGGATCTATTTCCTCTAGCATACCTCCTAATAATTTTTTAGTCAAAGGAACTCCCTCTAACATTTGATAGCAATTATTCTTATTTACAATTTTTCTTGATTCGAGGTAATTTTGACCTCCATCTTGAGAGTAAACAACAATAGCTACACTTGGTATAAAATCTTCTTTAATTAAATCATTCATATTTTAAATTTACAAAGAGCCGATAAGGCCCTCTGCAATCATTCATTCAGATAATTAGTTAATGTTTGTAATTCATTCATCATACTTGTATATAAGAATGGATTATCACTAAATTCTTTTTCTTTTTCATTAAAGATTACATCTCTAAAAGGAGATGTGCCACCTTCATTCCAACAAGAAGTCATATACATACTAACATCTGAACCAATCCAACCTCCTTCATCATCTAAAGCCCATCCAAAATATGAATAACATGCTGGTGTCAAAGGTGTGTGATATTCTTCTTCACTTAAAAAAACAAAACTATAATTATTAGGGTTTATCCCCATGTTCATAGTGTCTATTACATTTTTAAATGTTTCAATACATCTTCTTTCGATTGTGTTTAATGGTTTAAATTCATTTATTAAACCTTTAAACTCTTTCAACGAAACTGTATTTCCCTTTATCTCTGCTTGTAAAGAAGCTAGAAATTCAGATTCATTCATTGCATCTTTTATATTATTGATTTCTTCTTTATCAAAATATTTAGGATCGCTTATAGTTTCTTCAACTCTTTCAGAAATTTGGTCAATAGCCATATCGTGGAAATGATTATCCCACCACATAGCATTACCTCTTCTAAAAGATAATGAAAGGAACATAATGAATAGATTGTTTATTCTTTGATAATCTTTGTGACTTTCTTTTGTATAAAGAAAACGGAACTCAGGACAAGTATTCTCTTCCGGTATCGGATAGTCTATTGACCTTATTAAAATCCATTTATCTCCATATATTAAACTCCACTGTTCATCAGCATACAATTCCTCGTAACAACTTAACATCCAATGTAAAAAATCAGCCTCATCAGTATTTTCACTGAAATTAGGCTGCATAAATATTGAAATATCATCTTTTATAATAGGATAAATATCCTTTATAACTTGAGAAAGACTGTCGTTAAACAGTCCTTCCCCAATCATAGATGATAATTTAATATTATTTATACTTTTTAAACTATTGGATGTAAGAAAATTGACATTGGCATTACTCGCTCCCTTTTTTCTTCTACCCCTTGGGATATGTTTGATTTGGTTTCGCTTAATATCAATGATGCTATTGATTGATGAAAACTTTTGTCTATTGGTTCTATTTTTCTTTTCTTTCGTTCTTTGCATACGAATTTATAGAATTGATTTGCGTTCATAAATTATCTATTTTACTAAGTTTTGTAGCTTGTTCTAAGAAATAGCTATATACTTCTGGTATATGTTTTTTATAATAAGGTTGTTCTGACATACACCATTTTTTTAGGTCTGCCTTGTCTTTAAATGTTACAAAAGGAAATGTAACTTCAAGCTCATCAATAAAGTTTTGAACTGTCCATCCTTCCCAAATATGTTTATCTTTTCCCATAATATAGTTTTAAAATTCAGAGAGCCATAAAGCTCTCTGATTGTTTTTTATAATAAAGTATCTGTTTCAATCTTTTCATATTGAAATTCCCCTTCTCCACTATATCCTTGTGTTTGTTCTAAATTACCTAAGTTCCATTCTTGGTCACCACTAATTTCATAACCTTCTGCTTTTGCTTTTTCTTTACACAAAAGCATTGCATAAGCGCGATCAGAAGCAAGACCTATAATATCTCTTGAGGCATAAGAATGATGTCCATCAGTTTTATAAACCAAAAACATAATTTAACCTTTAGTTCCTACTGATGTAGAAAATTCATAAACCAACTTATCATTCTTTACAGTTGGTCCTGTTACGTGAGCATTTGTTAACTCGGTATATTGATTAGAATAGAAATCAAGAACATTGTCTTTCGACATTTCTCTATTCGGATCCTCTAATTCAATATCTCCATGTTTAAATACTCTTTTTAATTCAGTTACTTCCATCTTATCCTAATATTTCAATGTGATCACTTGCTGATGGCCTTGGCGTTTCAGCTTTAACTTCTGGTATTGGCACTACTTTATCTGCTTCAAATTCAGCTTCTCTTTTAACCATATCTTCTCTAGCCATTTCTTCCATAGGAGACATTTCTTCTACTATTGGAGTTGGAGCTACAGTTTCAGCGATAGGTGGATTATGTTCTCTCCAAGTTGCTAATCTGATTTCATAATTCTCCATAGATTCTAAATCTAATCTCTTAGGCTTAGGCTGTCCTTTTAAATCATTAGCAACAAACGCTTCTGCTATTGGAATAGGATTCTCTTGTATATGTTTAACCCTATTTTGATATTCAATATCACTTTCTACATGAGCAACTATAGGTTGTTCAGCCTTTTGCTGTTCTCCAATAGCTACTTCCTTCATAGATGTAGGTGCAGCAAGTCCAGCTTCCGTTAACGCATCTTGAACTTGGTTAACCTCATCTTTAGATTCAGCTCCTAATATTACTGGAGTTTTATCAGCTAAAGTATTTGGAATATGACTTAAATCAACTAAAGGTTTCTCTGCAATAGCAGTAGGTTCAGATGCCATTACAACTTCTACCATTTCTTCCTTAACTTGTTCTACCAATTTAGCTTCTTCTTTAGGAACAAACATACCTTCCGCTTTAGGAACAAGTTTGTCCATTAAATCAAGAGCTTTCTTATATTCAGGTGCAACTTTCAATGCTGCTTTCACTTTGAGAATAGCTTTCTTAGTTTCTTCCTTTTCAATAAGAGCTTCAGCTTCTTTAATATACTTATCAGCTTTATCTGTAAGTTTCTTGTCTGCATCTTTTTTAGCTTTAACAATAGCAGTCTTTTCTGCCTGTATCTCTACATTTTTCTCGAATTGAACTAAATTAGTTGATATTCCAGAAACTTTTTGTAATGGCTGTTGAATAATACCCGCAAATTGGGCGTCTAATTCTTCAGCTGTACCTTTTAATAGAATAGGTGTTAAGCTCTTCATTGCATCATCCTTACAAGTAGGTTGAGGCAATACTGAAACTGTAAGACCGTTCTCATTTTTACTAATAACAACATTGAGGTTTAATCCATCTAAATGCTGCTCAATACTTTTAAAAAAGCTCATATATTTTGGGTTTAATTAATACTAAAGAGCCGCAAAGCTCTTTAATATATTTTAAGTAAATAAGATTCTTCTAAAATTCTTAGAACGCAATACTATTTTCATAAGCCTTTTCATAATATTATACATATTACTGTTTCTATTATGAAGTAAGCCTATTAATACTACTGATTCTAAATCCTTATCAGAAAGTACATCAATATTAGTATTGAAGATTAGTTCTTTTACATCTGGTATTATCTCAAAATCTCCTTTTAAAGATACCGCTATAGAGAAATCACAAACCTTATCATATTTATTAAGAATCTTATTAATCCTTTTTTGTAATTCAGGATTAGCAACTTCTTTATAAATCAGTTTTGATTCATTATAACCACTTCCTGAAGATCCATAATAACCTTGACCACTTCTTGTTGTTATTTTTTCACAAGGTAATTCACACTTCTCTAAAATTGTATATAATTCCATTGGAACATATACAGCTCTATCTTTAGCTTCCTTATTAGATTCTGGATGTAAAAATAAATAGCCTTGAAATAATTCCTTAACTATTTTAGGTTCATAATCTGCTGAACTAAAGTAAAGACTACTCTTCTCAATAACGTTACTAACCTCACTATTGTTGTACATTTCAAGGTATTGCTTAACTATCTTTCTATTTGAGTTAAGTATAGCAGTAGGTATATCTCCATTGATAAAACCTCTATACTGTCTTAACTCATTTAGCTCACAATCTTTAAAATCATAATTGAAATAAGAGTTGTAATGACTCTTGCCATCTACCAATACATTGTTTTTATATACTTTCAATGAATTGTGCTTTACTTTTTTGTAGATGGAAAATTTGTTATTTTGAAATATTGGTACTTCTGCATTAAAATACAGATTCCATTTATCATGAACTTTCTGAATATCCTCATCCATTTCAATATAAAATGTAGTAGCTCCGGCTTTACCTTTAAGTTTACTTCTGCCATCAATAGCTTTAGCACTGGCATCTTCTTCATCAATAGCATTACACCATATCTCTCTAAGTATTTCCCAGGCATTCCATTGGTAACCATATTCAGTAGTAATATTCATAGAATCTCCATTACAGAAAATTTCTTCTGCAGAGATCCCTTTAATATTTACTGGCTCAGTTACAAACATTACCTCTTCTTCTCCAATAAAAACCTTGAAGTTATTCGTTGTTCTTAACAAGTAGCTAATAGCATATTTCAATCCTGTACCAAATTGTCCAATTTTGTTGCTATCACTTGTTTTCGTACTTGCTCCAATGAGCTTTAACAGTCTTACATCAAGTAGACCTTTGTTTTGAATTTTTAAGTATTTCATATAATATGTTTTGGGTTAATATCAAAGAGCCACAAAGAACGCAAGTTCTCTGTAGCTCAATGACCTCCTTCACCCAATTTCTTTTTTTCGTCCATTGAAACGGACGATAACAGCCACTATAGAACATTGCTCATTCTTTGCAAGTTCCATAGTTTGGTGTTAGGTGTAATACTCGTCACCTAATTCTTTTTTTAACTTATTTAGTATCAAGTTTCTTTTATGTGTTTCTTCATAAGAAAGAGTAACCTTATCGAATATGTGTAAAATATCTA